CTTACAGCTCATCTGGTCTTAGAAACTATTACAGAATGGGTGATGGTTTGTTAGATAAACACCAAGCAGATAATATTACATTCTACAGTACAAGAGGTTTAATATGTGATATGGTAGAACCAAGTTTAGGTACAGAGCTAATAACAGATGGTGATTTTCCACTAGGTACGAGTGCGTGGACATTAGGTACAGGTTGGTCATTAGAAGCAGGTGCTTGTGTTAGAAGTGGTCATGGTTCAAATACAGATTTTAGACAATCCATAAGCATTGATGCAAACAAAGTCTATCAAATATCATATACAAGAGTATATGTAAGTGGCACGAGGACTACAAATTTATTTTCAGATTTTGAAACTGACGGTTCTAACATAACTTTAGGAGATTATAGAGGAACAGAAGAAACTGTAACAGTTGTATCTTTCTTTATGCCTACTTATACAGGAACAGTTTCAATCAGAGTTTTTGGTATAAATGATTGGACTGGTAAAATAACAAATGTAAGTGTCAAAGAAGTAAATGGTGTTGGAGGATTAATGACAAATATGATAAATACAGATATAACAAATGACGTACCAAGTTAATATGAGAAAATACGCAATATGTGACATAGAATTATTAGACGAAGTAGATGCTGAAGGTAAATTAGTATTTGACTTTAGTAAAGTATTACAGTCTAGTAGAGAAACAATAAGAGTATCTAATGATGGTTTGTTATTCATAGCTAAGTGGGAAGGAGAAACTCCTTTGTTTCTAAATGATGTAGACACTTACACACACGCAGAAATATTAGAAGCTTTAAATAATGAAAATTGGAAAACAGAGATATGAAAGAAAATATTATAAATATTAATCTAGAAACATCTACTGCTCCTATAATACAGGAAATTAGAGGTAAAGATTATATAGAGTATGGTACAGATGAATTTAGAAATTTATATCCTCAATTTCTAATAGATTTATATTATAGTAGCTCAACGCATGCGGCAATCATAAATGCAACAAGCGAAATGATAGCAGGTCAAGAAATAGTGGCGGAAGAAACAGATAACTTAGAAGCATATGTTAAGCTACAAAAATTCATAGCAAATGCAAATAGTAATGAAACACTACATGAGGTTATAAAAAAATGCGCCTTTGACTTTAAACTACAAGGTGGTTTTGCATTAAATATCATATGGAGTAAAGACAGGACAGAAATAAGCGAGATATATCATATACCTGCAGAAAGATTAAGAGTAGGATTACCAAATGAAATGGGCAGAGTAGATAAATATTATATTAGCGCAGATTGGAAGAATACTAGAAAAAATAAACCACAGGAAATACCTGCGTTTAGTATGAACGATAGGACAAGTCCTAGTCAGATATTATATACTGGTCTATATAGTCCAAATATGGAAATGTATTATACACCGGATTATAGCTCTTGTTGTAATTGGGCACTTATTGACCAAAAAGTAAGCGAGTTTCATCTAAACAATATACAAAATGGATTCTCTGGTAGTTATTTTATAAACTTTAACAATGGAATACCAACACAAGAGGAGCGTTTACAAATAGAAAGAAGTATAGAAAAGAAGTTTACAGGAGAAAAAGCAAGTGGGCGTTTTGTTTTGTCTTTTTCTGACAGCAAAGATAGAGCGGCAGAGATAACTCCAATTAGTATGAGCAACGCAGATAAGCAATATGTTGCTTTACAAGAATTACTTACACAAAATATAATGATTGGACATAGAGTTACAAGTCCAATGTTATTAGGAGTAAAAACAGAAGGACAACTTGGTGGTCGTGATGAACTTATGCAAGCCTTTGAGATATACCAATCTACTGTAATAAAACCATACCAAGAACATATACTAAAAATAATTACTAAAATATTAACAGTAAATAACATTAACCTACCAATATCTATAAAACAAGTACAACCAATAGCAAGTGTATTTGGTGTAGAAGATATGAAAGAAGTAATGACACAAGACGAAATAAGAGAAATGATTGGTCTTGCACCATTACAAGAAAGCGAGGTTGTAGCGGAAAACGATAATTTTAAAAAAGTTGGTAGTATGATAACAGATGGTGTAGAGCTTCCTTTATACGACACTATAGAAGAAGCGGAGGCGGAAGCTAAAAGAATTGGTTGTAGTGGTCATCATGTACATACACAAGATGGTAAAGAATATTATATGCCATGCGCTAACCATGACCAAATTACCAATTTAAGCAAAGATTGTAATTGTGAAAAGAATTTAGAAGAATGTGATGATTCTTGTACGCATAAAACTGAATTAGATGCGTTCTTAGCAGAGTTTGGACAAGAAATGGATGATTCGTGGGAAATTATAAATGAAGAGGATATAGGCGACGAAATGGAAGATTTTAATTTTGAGAACGAACTTAACGCAAACCATATCCAATTAGCAAGTACAGGTAGCGCATATCCAAATAGAAAAAGTGGACAAGACCAAACTACAAACCAAGAGAAATATAAAGACCACATTTATAGAGTAAGATATAGATATGCAGGTAAAAAGTCTGGTGAGAGAGAATTTTGCAGAAAAATGTTAGCAGCTAATAAAATATATAGAAAAGAGGATATCCTAGAGATGGGAAAAAGAGCAGTTAATCCGGGATGGGGACGAGGTGGCTCTGACAAATACTCAATCTGGAAATACAAAGGAGGCGCCAATTGCTACCATAAATGGTTTAGAATTATACTTGTACAAAAAGGAAATAGACCAAAAAATAGTGATGAGGTTATAACATCAACACAAGCAAAAAGTAGAGGAGTTAAATTACCTAGAAATGCACAAGAAGTATCTGTTGCGCCAATAGATATGCCAAACCAAGGATTCGTAAATAAAAGATAAGCAAGATGAGTTACGTTTTATTCATATCAGAAAATAAGTTAAAAGATTCTACTGCAATCACAGGAAACGTGGATGTAGAGTTTTTATTACCATATCTTAAAGTAGCACAGAAAAAACATATTGAACGCGTTTTAGGAACTGACCTATTTGAGAAATTACAAAGCGATATATCTGGCTCATCATTAACAGGTAATTACCAAACACTTGTAGAGGATTATATACAAGATACATTGGTGCATTGGAGTTTCTTTGAATGTATTCCTTTTCTTAGATATAAGATTATGAACAATAACATAGTCCAAAAGAACGCAGAGAATAGTACACCATTATCTAGAGATGAGGCACTTGACCTTAGAGAAGAAGTAAGAAATACAGCAGAGTTCTATACAGAAAGACTAATTGATTATCTAAGGCATAACAATAGCCTATTTCCAGAATACTCTACCTCTAGTGGCGCAGATGTACAACCTGATAAAACTGCATTCTATAGTGGAATAAACTTAGAAAAAATGGATGAAAGACCAGGTAAAATAACATTAGATGATTTCCTAACTGCAGACATAAGTAGATGAGGAAAGTAGGATATAAACCAAAACCAAAAAATGAAAAGGCACTAAAATGCTATTTAAGAAATGAACGAGATAAAAGACACAGCACAAGTAGGACTAGCAAACGTTAGTGCCATAGGAGTTAGCGTAGCGCAGGTAAACGAGGTACTTACATTTGTATCTCTTGTCTTAGCTATAACATATACAATATATAAATTCACAAAATTTAATTAATGTATCTAAAATATTTTAAGTTTTCTGAGTTTGATAGTCCAGATAAACCAGAGAGTGGAAAGGATATGGATGGAACTTTTATACAGTTGTTAGATAAAGCAAGAGGCATAGCAAATATACCATTTCGTATAACAAGTGGATATAGAACAGAAGAATGGAATAAAAAAGTTGGTGGCAGAGTAGGTAGTTCTCATCTTAAAGGATTAGCAGCAGATATACATTATACAAATAACAGACAAAGATTTCTTATACTAAGCGCTTTGTTAGAAGTAGGATTTACTAGAATAGGATTAGGAAGAAATTTTATCCATTGTGATTTAGATTTTAACAAAGATTTAGGAGTGATATGGACATATGATTATTAACTTAAATAAATAAAAATGAAAGAATATTTAATTTTAACAATACTTAAATCTAAAAAGGTCTGGTTTACCATTGCAGCAATAGTAATTCCTGCAGTTGCAAGAGCATTAGGCGTTTCTGAAGATGCAGTAAGCGAGATATTTTGGGCATTGGTTACTTTAACAGGCGCACAAGGTGTAGCAGATTTAGGTAAAGGTGCTATCCAATAGATATCGTTTAAAAAAACAGGAAATTAAAGCTTTAAAATATGTACGTTCCAATAGTAGAAATGTTCTATGTATTGGTGATTTGCATGAGCCATTCTGTTTAGATAAATACTTAGATTTTTGTATTGAACAAAAAGAAAGGTTTTTTATCACAGATATTATTTTTATAGGAGATATTATAGACAACCACTATAGTAGTTATCATGAAACAGATGCAGATGGTTTAGGTGGTGCAGATGAGTTAGAGTTAGCAATATCTCGGATTAGTCGTTGGTACAAAGCGTTTCCAAATGCAACAGTTATACTCGGCAACCATGATAGAATGTGTATGCGTAAGGCACAAACGAGTTCTATACCTAGCAAATGGATAAGAACATATAAAGAGGTTCTCGAAGTGCCTAATTGGAACTTCGTGGAACGCTTAGAATTAGATGGTGTACAGTATATACATGGCGAGGGTGGTACTGCTCGTACTAAATGTCGTGCTGATATGATGAATACAGTACAAGGCCATCTACATACACAAGCATATTGTGAACACTATGTAGGCAAAAGATTTAGAGTTTTTGGTATGCAAGTAGGATGTGGTATAGACCACGATAGTTATGCAATGGCTTATGCTAAGTATGGTAAAAAACCTGCTATAGGTGTAGGCGTTATACTTAACAATGGTCAAATACCAATTAATTTACTAATGCCTCTGTAATAATATTTTCGTTCTTGTTAGCAATATGCTGTTTGGCACCAATATAATAGTTCCAATAAGCATCTAAGCTACAATCTGTTTTGTACTCATCTGGCATACATTGTGGTGGTTGTATAAATTTTCCACTAGGGATACCAACAGGAATATTAGCAAGTGCTTTTCTGCATTTCATATAAGTTGTATGGATTTTGCCATATCTAACGTAATACTCTATGTTAATAGATACGAAATAATCATATAACCACTTGTAAGTTTTTGCATTATGCCTAGCCCATTTTGTACTAGGATGATTGACATAAGCAGGTTTGTAAGGTATATATGATTTGTCATAATTGTGTTTATCTGCGTAATGATGATGTGCAGTACAAAGCATCTGTGCAGTTTCTAATATCATTTTGACCACATGCTTGTTGTATAAGAATGATGGTGCAATGATAGGATTTTTGTGTAAATAAAATATATTCATAATGTAATGTTTTGTAATTATTAGACAAATATATAAGTAGTTCTGTAAAGAAAAAAATGTACTTCGTAAAAACTTGCTAACAAGATATCTGTTAATAAATACTAAACAGAAAGTTGTTTATAGTTGCAGGATATATGGAATATGTTTATATTCGTACAATAATTAACAAACAAAAACAATGAAAACAAAAAATATTATATGTACATGCTGTACAAATCCAAAGCCTGTACAATTAAAAAATCCTACAAAATTATTAGACCAACATACAGAATATTGTCCTAATTGTCTTACAGAATTAGCTTATGTAGATGGAGATAATTTATTTCCTAAGTATAATCAATGGACAATAAGAACAAATACATCAAAATTGTTAGTAAGTACTTGACAGATAGTTGTAAATAGTTGCCCTCATTAATCATTTTTTGTATTTTTATACTATAATTAACAAATAAAAACAATAAATATGGAAAATTTAACAATACAACAAATTAATCATTTAATACTTGCAGTAAGTATAGCATACGACCACGACTTTGCAATTAATAACGAAAAAAAAGAGGAAGCCAAAAAACACGGTGGTAAAAGGCGAAATGAATTATTAGGAAAACTATACAAAATGAAATGGGACTTAAAAGAACAATTATGAAAACTAACGTAAACTACTACCAATTTAGAGATTGGTTCTATAAAAACAGACCTAACAATTTCTCGGAGCAAGGATTAAAGGCACTATGGGAAATATGTGAAGAAATAGAGGAGGCAAATGGAAAAGAAATGGAGTTTGACCCTATTGAATTGTGTTGTCAATATGCAGAATATGATGATATAGAGGAGTTTTGGAAAGACTACGATAAAGAGGATTATCCAGATAAAAAAACAATAAAATATGCAACCTTTTATTGGGCTATTGATGATGAATCATTTATCATACAACAATTCTAACTTTATATTGTTAGCAACTACTATACAGATACTTGTATATAAGTTGCAGGAACAATACTATCTTTTTATATTTACACATATAAACAAATAAAAACAATAATTATGAAAACTAAACAATTACAATTAACAGCTAGAGAAATTAAAGCATTACGCGTACTTATTTCACAATTACCAGACAATCAAATTACCATAACACTAGAGCAATTAGATACTAAATTATATTTTGCACTTATAAACGCTATTGGTAAAATACAATACAAAAACAATTAAAATGACAAATAAAGATAAACTAGAGCTTAAAAAATTTCTTTATGAAATTATGGTTATAGGCGATAATAATTCAATGGTCAGAAAACACTTTGATATAACAAAGAAAAAAGACTGGATTAAATTCATAGATAAATATTTAAAGACTTTAGAAATATAAATAATTAAAACAAAACACATGGAAACATTACACAATATATATCACAAAGATACAGGCAATGTGGTTGCCAAAAACCTTACAACAGACGAACTTGACAGGTTCTTTAGAGCAAATAGCAATCATACATACGACAAACCTATTTATCGTATAGAAACATTTTACAAAAATAAATTTCACAGATTTATGGATAAATACGACTATAAAATTGTTCTGTTTACGCTTATATTTCTATTAGGTTATTTAGTTACTAAATTAATACAGGAGCTATGGATGATTTAATGGTTATAGCAGAGGATTATTTACTTAAACAAGGTGTCCAAGTTGGTGTACAAAGACAGGATGCACTTACCAACGAGTATTATAACGATATTGGCTCTGCAAATTATGTAAGACTTATAGGTACAGAAAAAGAAATTGCACAATACACTGCTAAACAAAATTGGGAAAGCAGAGGTGTTTATGAGTATGATTTGCAAAATAGTGAGAAAAGAGAATTTTATATGGAAATGTACGAAAGCAATCCTAAACCCTTAGTAATAATTATAAGGTAAACCTACACCTTTAATAGTAGGCAAATTTAAATTAATTAACATGAAAACATCAAAAATCAAAGAAGTGGTAAGCGTTGGCGAACCATTTGGTAAATACAATATTCTATATCACAAACTAATTATGGATAATGGCGATAAATTAGACATAGGTAAAACAAAAAAACAAGAGGTAGGTTATGAATTAACATACGAGTTTACCGGTGATTTAGGACAACACGAGTTTACTAAAGCAAGGTCAGTAAGTCCAATGCGTGAAGAGTATAACAATTATCTAAAAAAAGATGATAAAATGACTAAACAAGATTGGGAAGCTAAAGATAACAGAAAAGAGCTAGTTATTTCACGACAGGTTGCATTATATAATGCCACTTCTTATTGTGATTCTAGTAAATGTTCACCTAATGAGGTAATTGAAACAGCAGATATTTTCTTATCATGGATAGTTAGTGGAAAAACACATACTAATGTTCCTCAATCTTTGTCTAACTCTGCATACTCTGAATTTTAATTATGAAAAAAATTGCAATTACAGATGAGGATGAGTTTCTAAATATTTGTGATATAACTACAAAAATTTGTGGATTAAACAAAATGGATTTATATAACGATTCTAGGAAACAAAATATAAACTTAGCAAGAATTATTGCTTGTAATATAGCAAGGTTTGAGAAAAGAATACACTATACCACTATTGCTAAGGTTGTTAATAGAACGAGGTCAAATATATATCATTATGAAAAGAAACATAAGATATATTTTGCAACATGGCCACTATATAGAAATTATTTTGATGCAGTCTATAATGCATATCACAAAAAGAAACTATATCATATTTCTAAAAGACAATTTTTGCATGAGTTAAGCAAACATGATATACCAGAGGTAGATGTGATACAAGTTAGAATATTTATTACATCTAAACATTTTAATTATACTATTAATAGCGACTACAAATCATTCACAAAAACTATTGAATTGGTTAAAGGTATAATGTATAAATTTGAACATACAATAAATATAGAAGTATGAAACATTTACTAAGTAGCTCTGCTTTTCTCATCGTTAATAAAAATTTGGTTAAGCAAATAGGTTTAAAACCTACAATCATTTTAGCAGATTTAATTAGTAAAGAGCAGTATTTTGAGACCAATCATCTCCTAGTGGATGGTTGGTTTTTTAATACTGAAAAAAATATACAAGACGATACTACATTAAGTCCACATCAACAACGAAAAGCTTTGCAACACTTAAAAGAGTTACAAATTATAGAAACAAAAAGGAAAGGCATACCTGCTAAAATGCATTACAAAATAAACACAGAAGTACTTGTTAAGTTTCTTAATAACAAGGACTATAATAACTTAATAACTAATAATAATAATAAAGAAATAAAAATAAATAATAAATATTTTAAGAGACCAACAATTTTACAAGTTAAAAATTATTGTATAGAGAGAGAAAATAACGTTGATGCAGAGGCGTTTTGTGATTTTTATGATAGTAAAAATTGGATGGTTGGTAAAAACAAAATGAAAGATTGGAAAGCTAGTGTTAGGACATGGGAAAGGAGAAACAAAACAAATATATCTAGCAATACACTAAACAAAAACAAAATACAAACATTATCTAAAATAGATATACAATTAAACGAATACGAAAAAGGAAAACAATACTTATGAAAGACAAATTATATGATATTATATCTCGCACAGCAATAGAGTTAGGATTTAAAACAGATGGTAAAACATTAGCAATATTAACTAAAACATTTGCTTATGATTTACAAAATGATAACAGGTTTAAAAGATTAACGATACAAGATGTAGATGAGGCATTTAGATTAGGAGTAAGAATAGATACAAAAGATAGCTTTTTAAATATTCGTACTTTTTATCGTTGGTGCCTTGAACATAAAAAAAGATTAAATGAAGCCTATTATGAAGTTCATACAATGGGCAGGAAGCCAGAGGAAGTTAAATATTACAAACAAAATTTATTACAAAATGGAAACACAAACAAATGATATATTACAACACTTAAAAGATGGACGTAAATTAACACAAAAAGAAGCTATAAATAATTATGGCGCTTATAGATTATCAGGTATAATTTATAGACTACGACAACAAGGTTATGAAATAGATTCTATACCTATAGAAGTGCCAACACGATATAAAAAACAAAATGGCGAAACTAAAATGGCACAAATCGTAGAATATAAGTTAAGAATGGATATAATTGACAACGTAAGAAAAATTATTGAAAACGTTAAGCAAACTTAAAAAGGATTTAGACAAATGGTTTAGTTTGTATATACGTTTGAGATATGTAGATGAACATGGATATACAGAATGTTATACCTGTGGTAAGATAGACCATTACAAAAAAATGCAATGTGGACATTTTCTAAGTCGTAGATATCATACAACAAGATGGAATACTACTAATTGTCAAGTCCAATGTGTAAAATGCAATATGTATGAACAGGGCGAACAGTACAAATTTGGAACTAAATTAAGTATGGAGTTTGGCGTAGAAGAAGTGGAATATCTTACAAATTTAGCCAACACAACTATGAAACGTACTAGAGGTGAGTACAAAGAAGATATAAGTTATTACCAAAACCTTGTTAAAAACTTAAAAAAGACCAAAGGTATTGACTAACAAATAAGTATATATTTAAGTGTGAGGAAAATAGATTTTGTAAACGAGTTACACAAAATATTAATCCTAGATTATATACACTTACTTTTAGGATTCGTAACAGACGTATCTACCAAGCAAAAACTTAAGGAATATGAAGAAATTCTTGATTTATTGTTAGAATATCACAACAGCTACAAAATTGGCACTCATGTAGGTAATTGGCAGGATTTTTTATTTATTATACCAATAAATTTATCATTACTTACACAAGCATATCTATCTGCAATACGAACAAAAAGAAATTCTAACCAAATAAATAGCTTTAAATTTCTTATAGGTGCAAAGACAGAGGAAATCATTAAATCACTCATAGAAATAGAACCTATAAATGAATAAGTTGCATAATATAATTGCTGACCTTAGGCAAACAATGGTTTATATGGCATATGGACTAATAAAGGATTATAACGAAATACAGGAAATCGTACAGGAAACATTAGTATATATGTTACAAATGAACCAAACAACATTGCAAAAAATATACGATAAAGATGGTAAAGATGGTTTGTTAAGGTATGCAGGAGTGGTTATGAGGCGGTCTGTTCATAGCACAAAAAGTCCATACTATTATAAGTATAAAAAATATTATGAAAATATTAGTTGGAATTATACTACTACTGCAGGTGTAAAACCTTATAGAAATATACCTAACGAGGCACCAGATATAAAATGGCAATACCTAGAAAAAATAGATGAAATATTAGATACTAAATATTGGTATGATAAAGAAATATTTAAATTATATTATTATGAAAATAACACATTGGATAGTTTATCAGAAAAAACAGGTATAAGTAGAAATAGTATATATAATACAATAAATAAGATTAGACAGGAAATAAAAGAAGAACTAGATGACAAAGAGTAAAGGTTTAGGAGATACAATAAAAAAAATAACATCAGCAACTAAGATAGATAAGTTAGCCAAAAAAATAGCTAATGCAGTTGGTAAAGATGACTGCGGTTGTGATGAAAGGCAACAAAAACTTAACGAAATGTTTCCTTATAAAAACAAGGAAGAAAATTTACAAGAAGAAATACTTTGTGTATGGCAAAAAATAAAGACAGGAAAAGCACCTGATGTAGAAACGAAAAAAAAATTTGTGGAGTTATACAATAAAATATATAAGACAAACTACAAAACCAATACTAATTGTGCTAGTTGCCTTAACCAAATGTATAATGCAATGAAAACTTTATATGATAAATATTATGGAAAATAGAAAAATACTGTCGCAAAGACAACGCAAAATATTAGAAAAAAAAATAATAGAATATTTTTTTAATAATCCTCATGCAAATAGTTCTAAAGAAATGGAAGAAAAATTTAACATTAATGAAGTTTTCATACGCAAAACAATAAGCAATGAGTTAAAGCGTAGATATGAAAATACAGAAAGAATAAGAAATATAGAAAAATGTTCATGATATTTCTTTTACTTATAGGCATAGGATTTTTACTTATTATAGGTGTATTTATGATAGAACTTATAATTGACACGACAAAAAACCAAGCTTTAGCAGAATACACAGACAAAATAGAACCAAATACAGATAAAAATGATAAAACAAATAAAGACCTACAAAATAAAAGGCAATCCAAACAATCCAAGAATAGTAAAGGATAGTAAATTTAGAAAGTTAGTAGAAAGTTTACAAAATTTTCCAGAGATGCTTAAAATTAGACCAATTGTGGTAGATGAAAATATGACCATACTTGGTGGAAATATGAGATGGAAAGCCTGTAAAGAGGCAGGATTAAAAGATATATGGATATATGAGGCAAAGGATTTAACTGACGAAAAAAAAAAAGAATTTGTAATTAAAGATAATGTAAATTTTGGAGAATGGAATTGGGATATGTTAGGTAATGAATGGAGTACAGCAGATTTAGAATCGTGGGGTATGGATGTATGGCAAAATACAGATGATATATTTGCAGAGGAAAAACTCGTGGATGAAAACGAAACTTATGATTTAAGTGAGGTTATAGTAACAATGAAAATACCTAAAGATGAATTTAGCAGAATAAGACCAGAGATAGATAAATTAACAAACTTATACGACAAAATAGTATGCAAAATACAAAACTAAATATACTTATATATCCTATGTTCTCTGTGGATAATATGAACGCAGATAGCAATTATATAATTATAAAACAATTATGTAATGAACTTATAAAAACAGATAACTACAATTTTTTTCTTATTCTTGACAGCAATAGAAAATATTACCAAGATGATATAGATAAAAATATAAAGATAATTAAGATGCCTTTTCCTAGAGGTAAAAAACACCAAGTAATTCATTTTAACACAAATATAATTAGAGAAATATTTAAGAAATATGCGATTGACATAGTATGGAATAATGTAGTAGAAAGAGGACATCATTTTAAGTATTTCCAAGACACTTTACTAGAGAAATCAAGAATGAAGGTATTTAACTATCATCATTACGTTATACATAGAAGTTTAGAGCATCTTACAAGTTATTTACCATGTAAACATATAATGCTAGACCAAATTATAGGAAGTATGACTGTAGATATAAATTATTTTCATACGCAACATTGTTACAATATGCTAATGGAAGAAGCAGAGGATATACTTAATAAAAAACAATTACAATTATTAAAAGACACTTGTAAAGTGGAAATAGGTGGTTATTGCAACAGGATAGAAACAGATGAAAAATATCATATGTACACCTTTATCTATAATCATAGGTTAGATGGATACAAAAATTGGAAGAACACATTTGAGATGTTTGACCGACTATATGAAAAATATACATTTAAAGTTATAGTTACAGCAGGAGATAAAGGCAACTTAGGAGCCATAGAAAATAAGCCATATGTAGAAATAAAGTCATTTAGTTTACATAGCGACTATCTAAAAGAATTATCCAAATGCCATGCTAACGTAATAAATAGTAGGCACGAAACATTTTGTATAAGTGTAGCAGAGAGTATAATGAATGACCAACTTGTTATTGCACCAAATAAAGTTACTTTTCCAGAGTTAGTAGATAAAAACTATCCATATCTATTTAATAATGAAGAAGAACAGTATGAAATTATAGCAAAATTACTACAAGATGATGTTAGAGAGTATAAATACAAAGAAAGTAATAAGCTGTTATTGGAAACACATGCAACAAAAATAGATAAGTTATTTATGAGTTTAAGACAAGAAGATGAGTATGGTGATGTATTTAACAAAATAAAAAAACAAACTACAAAAGTTAAAATACAAGAATATATAGCAAAACATAGTGTAATTGACTTAACAGAGTTTAAGAATTACATATTTAGATTAGGATATGCTAGTCAATCGTTTCCAATGACCAAGATAAAAAGAATACTTAATGAACTTGGATATACATATAATATAAACATGGATAAATATTGTAGAAATGGAACAAAATAGAACACGCATAAATAAAGAACGTTTACTAAAAGCCTTGGAAAACAGCTTAGGCGTTATTACAACTGCATTAAAGCAAACAGAGTTAAGTAGAACGAACTTTTATAAATGGATGAAAGAGGATAAAGAGTTTGCAGAGCAAGTAAAGGAGATACAAAATATAGAAAACGATTTTATAAAGTCAAAATATTATGAATGTGTTAAAGATAAAGTACCTAGTGTGGTTATTCATGCCGCTAAAACGAGGTTAGGTTGGAATGAAAAAACGCATTTAGATATTACTAGCGATAATGAACCTATAAAAATAAATGTAAATATAAAAGGTATTGACTATTGATGCTAAATTTACTTATACGCAGGAACAGGCAATAGAATACTTATTTGACAAACAAACAACAGAGATACTATTTGGTGGTGCAGCAGGTGGTGGCAAGTCATGGGTTGGTTGTGCATGGATAATTATAGTATGTCTTAAATATGCAGGTACAAGATACCTAATGGGGCGTAGTAAGTTAGATGCACTTAAAAAAACCACGCTAAATACATTCTTTGAAGTGTGCCAACATTGGAATATTGTAGCAGACAAACATTATAACTTTAATGCAAGTACAAATATCATAAAGTTTTATAACGGCTCGGAGATAATACTAAAAGATTTGTTCTTATATCCATCAGACAGAAACTTTGATAGTTTAGGTTCGTTAGAGATAACAGGTGCGTTCATAGATGAGGCAAACCAAATTACAGAAAAGGCAAAGAATATCGTTGCAAGTAGATTAAGGTACAAGTTAGACAAGTACAATATTATACCTAAGTTACTTATGACTTGCAATCCTGCTAAAAATTGGGTTTATACGCAATATTATAAACCTGCAAAAGATGGTACTATAAAAAAGCATAGAAGATTTATACAAAGTCTAGTAGATGATAATGAATATATAAGCAAATTCTATAAAACACAACTAGAAACACTTGATGAACTAAGTAAACAAAGATTACTATTTGGTAATTGGGAATATGATGTGTCAGATGATAGTTTATGCAACTATGATGCAATAGTTAGACTATTTGACCAACAAGGCATAGATGGAGAAAAATACATAACTTGTGATGTGGCGCGTTTTGGTAACGATAAAACAATTATAATGTTATGGAAAGGGTTACATATTACAAAAGTAATAACGTTGCTTAAAAGCGCTATAAATGATGTCGTAGAGCAAATAAAACAAATACAACAACAAGAGCAAGTTAAATTATCTAACATAATTGTAGATGAGGATGGCGTTGGTGGTGGTGTAAAAGATTATCTTAGATGTAGAGGTTTTGTAAACAATTCTAGACCAATAAAGAAAGAAAATTACCAAAATCTAAAGACACAATGTTACTACAAGTTAGCAAGTATGATAAATACAGCGCAGATAGGTATAAGTATGAATGATGTAAATATAAAACAAACAATGATAGAGGAGTTAGAACAGATAAGAAGTAAAGACCAAGATAAGGACAATAAATTACAAATTGTACCAAAAGAAACAGTCAAAGCTATTCTTGGTCGGTCTCCTGATTATGCAGATGCTATGGCTATGAGGATGTATTATGAAATAGATACAAGTTATGGTAGATACTATATACAATAAGAAAGCAGGAACAAACTTTGGTCTTACAAAATTAATTAGGCCTACGGTCTATTCCTGCTAACAAACAAAAACATTTCATTACGAAACTCTGCAAATATAAAAAGATAAACTAAAAGTAAAAAATTTCTATTTAAGATTATGACGATAAAGATTTTAGAAAATGAGGAAGTAAAAGAGTTTACTATAAAGTCATGGAGTGATGTAACACTAGAAAAATGGATAAGGTTATTGGAAAAAGAAGATGGCACAGAGATAGAGCAAACACAGGAATTAATAAATATGATGGCGGATATACCTACAAAAATACTAAACAAATTAAGTTTAGCGCATGTTGTAGATATATTTAAGAAGTGTAGCGACAGGCAAGCAAAACAATCTACTTATCTAAGAAAAATAGTAAAAATAAATAATGATGAGTATGGTTTTATACCAGACTTAGAAGAAATAACGTTAGGAGAATACGCAGACTTGGAGCAATATATAAAAATAGATGTAAATAAGAATCTACATAAAATAATGGCTATACTATTTAGACCAATAATTGACAAAGACAAATCTTATTACACTATAGCACCATATGATAGTGCAACAACAGGAATTAGAGCAAATAAGTTTCTACAAATGAAAGCAGAGCAAGTGCAAAATGCATTGCTTTTTTTTTGGACTTTCGTAAGAGAACTATTGAGCAATTTGCATTGGTATTCTCTAGAACAGAGCAAGATGACAATATAACAACAGGAGAAGAATTTTCTAAAAAGTGGGGTTGGTTTGGTATAATGTATAATTTAACGAAAGGAGAAATAGTAAACCTAAATAACATAACAAATCTTAGTCTATATGTTTGTCTTACATGGCTTACGTATGAAGCAGATTTAAATGAACTTAAAAGTGTAAATAATGGTAAATAACAAAACGTACAATAATCTTATAGATACACTAGAACAACTAGGAGTAAACCATTACCAAATACAACAAGTTAGTAGTGGTGATATATTTGAGATGGATTTAGAAAAAAATACGCTATATCCACTAATGCATATTGTACCACAGACTGTTGTAGCATCACAAGGACAATTTACTTTTAATTTCCAAGTTTTTATTATGGATTTAGTAGAGCCAGATGAAAGTAACGAACAAGAAGTGTTAAGCGATTGCCTTAGCATTTGTACAGATATCATAGCAACATTTAAACATGGAGAAAGTTTGTTTAAGTTTAACGCAGAGCATGGAGAAGAAGAAAGATATTTTGTAGATAACGATTTTACCATAGAGCCATTCACAGAAAGATTTGACAACGCAGTTAGTGGATGGACATTTACTATACCAATAATAGTGGAACAAGACTATAATAGTTGTAATGTACCACAACCAACAACACCAATAGGCAAATGATAAAATTTAAGATAGGCAAATTAAGAATACAAATAATACCACCAAAGATTACTTATGAAATATGACGATACATTAGACAAGTTAGATGCTATAAGCAGAAAATTTGAGACATATAACGATTATCCTAAGGCAGCGACAAACAATGCAAAGAGGGCAATAAAATGGAAAGAGGAAAATGGAACGACTTGTGGTACAAGAGTAGGTTGGACAAGAGCAGGACAACTTGCAAGAAGAGAAAATATAAGTAGAGATACAATAGCAAGAATGGCTAGTTTTAAAAGACACCAACAACACAAAGATGTACCATATTCGGAAGGATGTGGTGGTTTAATGTGGGATGCTTGGGGTGGAACTAGTGGAGTAGAATGGGCAATTAGAAAATTAAAACAAATAGATAAAAAATAATGGCAAATTTAACAGTAACAATTACAGAAAATGTAATACTAAATGGTTCGGTAAGAGGTTCTACGAACCAACTAACAATAACAGGTATAGAAAGCGTTATGGAACGTATAGTAACAATACCTGCAAGTGCAGACACTACAATATTATTAACAAAATCAACAGTAGCTAGTTCAGACGGTGCAATAGATATACAAGATACTAAATATATAAGAATAACAAATTTAGATTCTACCAATAGTGTAAATTTATCTTTACAAATAGATAATGGAGAAAGTGATAGTAATGCAGATGAAAGTTGTACTATACTTTTAGAAGCAGGTAAAACATTTATGATGGGGACACCTCACGATGCTGTTGGTGTAAATGATGCATCAGCTAATATTACATCAACTCACGATTTAGAGAGTATATTAGTAGATAGTAGTTCTAACGCAGTTAAACTAGAATTATTTGTAGCAGGTGCGTAACGTAAGAAATTACTTAAAGTCG